AGCTCACATGGGTAGCTATGTGTTTGAGGGACAACTTGTACAACAGCCTTAACGACATCCCCAACGTCTACGGGCAGCCTTACCTCTTGGACCTTTCCAGTTACGAGACCTTGCGCAAAATGACTTATGACGTGGTCCTGACTTTTGCGGTGCTTTTAAGTTGCTGCCTGTTGCTCGGTTATACTTCTTTCGTCCTTTGGCAGTCAAACCGCCTCCTGAAGAAACGGATTGCTTTTCTCCTCTCCCAACAGAAAGATTCGGCTTATTTGCCATAGGACGCTCCACTACTACCTAGTACCCAATGATTATCCAATCATACTCTCCGATATGGTTTTCACTTCAGCCACACGATTTAACCAACCTGCACCGAACGTACTAAATGCACTTAATGATTTGTAAAATTCAGTTTTTTCAGCAGCAAAATTTTCTAACAAAGAGCGTGTATTGGCTTGATTGACAGCTTGTAATGTACCTTGTCCTATCACACCGTCAGCAGCAACACCAACAGACTCTTGTAATAATTTAGATGCTCTACCAACACCCATGTTTACAGCAGCATCAAATACAGCGTAATCAACACCACTAGGTAAGTCATCACCATGAACCTTATCCCAATAGAGTTGTTTGTATAAGTCATGTACATCTTCGTCACTAATGTTTTTTAAATCATCTTTTGTAAGATATTGATTACGTTTCCATTCTTTAAAAACCGCAAAGGTAATTCCTTTCATCGTAGCTCCTCCCGGGTCAAGAGGGTTGTCACTCCACAATCCCTCGCTCTTGAGAACGTGCGCTAATGAGGACTCGTAATTTTCTTTCATGTCGGTGTACTTTGATGTAATAGTTCATCTTTCTTTTGACTACCGGCAGATGAACCAAAGTAAAAAGATAAAATACCAGCCCAGCCGGTTGATAACGAACCTAACATAATCATTAACTCATCTGACTTAGTGGCATATCCAGTCATCAAAGCAAATAAAATACCGAAGAATCCTGCTGTAACGATGACGGACAATGTTGGTGGCAACCATGAATGAGTTGCTGTTTGCATCTCTCTTGCAGATTTACGGTCATCTACTGCAAGTTTTTCAAAATCTAAACCTAATTCTTGCGCCCTTGCTTGCAATTGAACCTCAGCTTGTTTCAGACTTGCCAACTGGTCAGCAGATAATTTACCGGACTCAATCGTTGATTGAACATCTTTTTCATCAATACCGAGAGCTTTAGATACGGCAGTAACAGCAAGTCCTGCAAGTGGACCACCCAATGCAGTAGCAATTCCGGGAGCAATTTGAGCTAACCAATCCATATCAATCCTTTAAGAGAATAATTAACATCATACAAATTAACGCAAAAATTGTCCACCATTTGAATATGTCATCATCCACGCACAATTTCTTTCTTGGTTCGTTCTTCCGTTACGGTTCGTGTTATCTTAAATTTTATCGGCTTACGTTTTAATTGTTTAATTTCCCAATCTAAAAACACAATGTAAGCAATGAGAAATAACTCAATCAAAAATACAGCAAACCAATACAACACCCAGTTCATACAAGTTTAAAATAATACAAAAGACAGGTTACTACAAAAGCAGCAAACCAACAATATAGCTGTACTCTCTGAACATCTTTTAATTTATGTCCGTAATACAGTTTATTCTCTTTACGTTCTCTTTCCACAACAGTTTTTAACTCTAATACCTTAGACCATTCCTTTTCACCATACTTGCCTTTAAAGTCTTTTTCTGCTTTATTCTCTGCTATGATAATTGCTTTTTGCGATTCATACTCTTCAATCGCTTGATATATAAGAGAATTTTCTCTTACTTCTTCTAGGAGTTTTTTCTTTTTGAGTTGTTGTAACTCTTGTTGAGCCACATCCAAGGCATCGTGTTGGATACCTTCTATTGTTTTAGTAAGCTCTTTACCAGCTTCTCTGGTGGAGTTGAGACTCTCAGATAGTCCCTTGACTCCACTCGCAATTCCGTAATCTTCCATCTGTTAACCTACGCATATAGATTAACCCCCGATAATTAGACACCTTCGCCCGGTGTGAAATAACACTCCGATGTACCTTCACCAATAAATGAAATATACATATTTGAACTAGAAAATTGATACGGTACAGTAAACACTTTAATTGTTCCCGGTACAGATACCAAACAATAAGATGGTGTACCAGCTACCGGTACAGCAGTTGTTACGTTTGCTAAATTGCTCACTGTAAAATAAACAGGTTGACCACCAGAGCCAGTAGGTTGGTGATTAGCAACACACACTTGATTACAAGGACTATCCGCAGTCACTGTAATAGTTTGTGAAGCCGTTGTTACGTTTGCTTTATAAGTTTTACCTTGAGGTTGAAAAGCAATATTATTTGCCATATTAGAACTTCACTTTCTTCTCTGGCTTGCTGGTAGGAGATAATTTAGTGGAATAAGGACCGTCATTAAAATCCCAAACAGACTGAAAACCACCTTTAGGCATTTTACCTAATTGGTATCTGTCATTCATACCGGTGTTGTCGGAAATTTTTTGTGGTCTTACTGGGTCAGCAAATTTCTGTCCCCATGACAAATTATCACCAACAACTAAGTTAGATTTCTTTTGTTTGGTTCCTGTATCGCTCATCTTTACTCTCCATTTTAATAAGTAAAATATAACTGTAGATGCTGAATAATGCAACCACAATCACTCTTTCATATTTTGGGTCCCACATTGTCCAGCAACATAATCCAAAACTCAGACTTAATCCAAGAATAGTTAATAACCGGTCTGAGATGACCCCTAACGCTATACGCACGACAGCAACTGCATCCATGTAAACCCCCGTTTTGATGATTGATATTCACATTCTACTCGTTATCATCATTATCATCAAGTAATCCACTACCCCAACCCTCGTCAGCAATCTTTAATTTAATTGCCTCTAACTTTAACGCTCTATCTAATATCTTCATTTTGTCAGTCAACGTCCACTCTTCATTCGTTTTCATGTCAGCCAACATATTATTGATAGCATCTTCTAAGTCTGGGTTAATACCCTTATCTTGTTTTTTAGGCATTATTGTTCCGATATTCTACGTTGTATTTTTCTTCCTAATTGAGAACGTGAACCTAATCCAGTTCCTAACACTCTTCCCAATGCTTTTGTTTTTGCTCCCAATCCAACAGCAGGTTCTATGGTTGTACCTTCCGCTCTTGAGTTTAATCGTAATTGTTGCCCAGCGTAACCTAAGTCATACAAAGGATGATTAGTTGTTCCTAAACCATAACCGTATATTTGTTGTGCTAAATGATTACCTAAACCTTGTGGACTTATTTTTCCTTGAGTAACAAACCCTTTTTCAATACCGTTAGCTAAAGTCATAGTAGCCGCATATTTTCTATTTGTGTCTATTAATGCCTCTAATAATTGTGGATTTTCACGACCTACCATAGCATCAATTTGTGTAACAAAATTTCTAGCAGCTTCTCTTATTGCACCATCAGTATTTGTGTTAGCAACATCTCTTAAATTTGACCGCAACCTTTGTAATTCTGTACCCGGTATTTTAGCTGTAATATCACCTAGATTCATTGGAGAGTCTGCAAAAGTATTAGGTGGAACAATATCATTAATTAAATTACCTTTCCAATTAGACTTAAAAAATTGGTCAACTTCTTGAACTAATGGTATTGAACCTTTAACTCTTGCATAAATAGATTTCCATACGTCTGCAACACCTTTAAAAAACTTTTCAACAGTATTTGTTGGTGCTTGCGTTGTTGTAATCCAACGTGATGTTTGTTCAGCAAACCATTCATTAAAATTGCGTAAATATGTTTCATAAGAACCTACCGCCGGTAAATCTCTTACACCCGGTCCATATTTATCTGCTGTAATTGGTCTGTGCTGTTCCGTTGTTAAACCACCTTTAGGTAACGTGGCTTTTTGATTAAGATAAGAAGCCATAATTTCTTTTTGTACAGCTTGTGGTGCGTATGCAAATAATTGAAATTCTACATTATGACCAAATTCATGCAATGCTGTAGCTACCGCACCGTTTCTATCTAAATTACTTGAAACAACAATTAAATCACCATCACCTGTTGCTAATCCATATAAAGAAGAACGGCGAGGCGGACCAGAATAAACCTTTGGAGGTTTTGGCAATCCAAGACTATCTGATAATTCGTTGACAGCATTAGTTACATCATCCATCCAAGGTGGAGCTTTTGCGTCACCTTTTAAATACAAAGTTGGAAAATCTTTTCTTACACTTTGTGGGACACCACCAACAGACGGTCCCTGCTTTCGTGTTGTATTTTTTATTCTTTGTTGTAGTTGTTGCAATTGTTGCGTAAGAGCTTCTTCTTGATATCTGTTGACTAAATTTTTAGCAGTACCAATAATTTGACGTGAACCAGCAGGATTTACTCGTTGTTCAAAATCAGATATTTCTTGCAATTTATCAACAAACGGTTTGTCAATTTCAAAATTTCTATTAAATATTTTGTCGTAATTTTTAGAAAGTTTATCTTTTCGTTCTCTTAAAAATTCAGGAGTTATATTTTCTGTTTCTAAACCAGTTTCTTTTGTTGCTTCTCTTGTAAATATTTTTTCATTATTAATTTGTGCCGGTGTTTTATAACCCGGTGAACTAATTGGTTTTTCTGGTCTAAGTTGTGCAGGGTCTAATATAACACCTTTTTTTTCTAAATTTTTTGCCAAGTCTGTAATTGCTGGTTGAGTTTTTCCACCAACGTATTTTTCTGCTAAATATTTTCCAGCCGCAGGAATACCTTTAAATATTCCTAAACCTGTTAACAATCCTTCTTCCGCACCTTTTACACCCTCTACTACTTGTTGTGCTTTTTCTTTAATAAAATCTTTAGTTCCTTTTGTTTCTTTTTCAACAGGTCTCATAATTGCCTGAGACAATCCAGTTGTGCCTAATAATGCTGCCAAACTAGCACCAGTACCAATAGCCGGTGCTGCCATAATTGCAGGAATAGTTGCAACGGTTTCTGGCAAATAAGTAGCAGCTTTACCAACATCTCCTAATTTTTGTTTTTGTTGTTGTAAATCTTGTAATCTTTTTGATTGTTCTGGAGTAACACCGCCAGATAAATATTGTTTTCCGGCTTCACCAACTTCTTGAAAACCAATTTTTGCGCCTTGTTGAACTTGACCAAAAATAGATTCAGGGTCAACTTTAGACATCCTTTCTTCCATTTCCATAAGAGATTTGTCTTTAGGTTTTGTTTGTTCAGGCAAATTTTTTGTTGCCCTTTCTTTTTCCGCTCTAGCACGAAATTCAAATTCTTCGTTTTCTGTCATTGTGGATTTTCCTTCAACCATTTTTGATAGCGAGCTTCTTTATCTGGGTCACTGTATTTATCTTGTGATGTATATTTTTTTGATAAAGCATCTATTAATGTTGTTGATTTGTCTCGATTAATAACAAATTTATTAATATCATCAACTGTAAATGGAACAACTTGTTGTACAGTTGCTAAATTTTCTTTAAAAACTTCTCTTAATCCGGGGTCCGTGCTTGAACTTCTTGCTCGAACTTCCATTGTTCTTTCTGCTATTTGTCGTGCCTCAGCAACTTTTGTTGCCACAGTTTCAAGTGTGTCACCTTCTTTAATACTAAGAATACTATTCATTTGCGCAACATCATTAACTCTAGCAGCTCTACCGCCACTCATTAATTGAGCTAAACTGTAAGCAAGTTTTCCAGATTCTACGTTATAACGCTGTGCTGTTTCTGAAGTAATTTTGTTAGCCATTGCATCAACTGGCGCTGTAAACAAACTTGTTGTTGTACGACCACCAAATATACCCGATGTACTTTCCATTGGTAAACCCATAATGTTTTTAATAGCCGCTGATGCCTCATTTGAAGCTGCTGCCACAATATCCCCAAAACCATATCTATCTGCAGAAGTATGTGCAATTTTTTGTGCAACTTTTTCTCTTCTCGCTTGTTCTCGCTCTTCTTTTCTTTCTTTAAATTCTAATAAATTCAACATTCCTTTATTTGCTTCCGCAGCACCAGTAATAACACTTTTTACACCACCAATAGCATCCAATTTTTTTAAATATGGATTTTCAGCTAATAAGACAGCGTACTCATCTTTTGCTGCCTCCCTATTACGAACAGAATCTTTAGTAACTTGTTCAATCCGTTTTTGCAGAGCATTATTTTTTTGTTCCATAACTTTGATGTTTTCATCAAAAGTAATTTTTTCTTGATTGAATTTTTCTTTTTCACCTTTTTTCCAACCTTCCATCATGCCGGTCATTCCAGATAAAGCGTTCATTCCAGCATTGCGACCACCACCGCCAAGCATTGTTCCTACAATTCCGACAAGACTAAAAATAGTAGCCATATCTTGTAAGTTGGTTTGTGTTGGATGAAACTCAGGATATTCCCAATTTTGCTGCTCTTCTAATTTTTTGGTTTTTTCTGAAGTATCTTCATATTCTTTTTTTTGTTTTGCTAAGTAAGCATCACTTTGTGCTTTTTGATAATCAGCAGCTTGTCCTTTAAAGTAGACTTCTTCTAAAGCCATATTTTTTTGAGCATCTAAAATATTTTTAGATTGTTGCAAGTACAACTTTTCTGAAACACCTTTTGTTGGGTCAATATTAGCTAAATTGTTAATAGAGGAACCTAGCTCTGTGCCTAAAGCTCCTGTAAGTGCAGACATATCAGCCATTATCCACCTACCTTTGTTTGATTAATGTATGTAGGACTACCAGCAACTAAATTAGCAAGTCCCATATAGAATTGTTTATTAGCAGCATTTAATTGTTGGTCTAATTGCAACTGTGTATTAATAGCACCAAGAGAAATATTGTCACCAATCTGCATCACTTGTAATCCGTATTGATATTGGTTTTGCAATAAATTAGCTGTTAATGAACTAATTTGATTCTCAATTTGCTGCTGACCAACACCACCCATATTTGCAGACGCTTGAGCAAGTCTAGCACGTTGTTGTTGTATAACCTGTTGATTAGCTGGAGTTAATTCACTACGTTGAGCAGCACCCACTAATTGCTGACCCTGTTGTTGATATGGTGCAGCTAACGCTTGTTTTTGTGCTACAGCTGCATCATTACCGGCTTGTGCTTGTCTATTTTGTATTGCGTTGTATATTCCTAAACCTCCAGTAAGTCCTAATTTGCCGAGCATTTCAGGAGTCTGTAATTTTTGTAATGCTTGATTAATAAAATTAGATTGGTCTGGTTTAGTACCTTGACTAAGGGATGCCATAGCTCCCGGAACATCAGTAGGAGGAGGATTTTGTGCTTGAAAAGTTGCTAAATCTGTAGGTGTCGGTCTAGTACCAGCTTGAATATCAGCAGCAGAAAATGCAGGTGCAGGACTTGTAGATGGCACAGGAAAGTTTAATTCAGGTGCTTGTCCAGCTTGACCCGTAGGTGCGCCCTCACCGTATCCCGGTGTAGCAGCAATATTAGGAGATACATCTTGTGTACTTGGTTGTTCTATAGCCGGTGCTTGTGTTACTGGCGCATCACCCAAAGATGGGACATTACCAATATTGTAATCACCCTCGTTTTCAAACTCCACTAAACCGGTGTCAGGATTAATGCTGCCACGACCACCTCTAGCTTTTAATAATGCAGCTTCTTTAGGGGTAATGTGTGCAAGAACGGTGTCTTTACCCCGACCTTTAGATTGTAGTATTTTTGCTAGTGATGATAGGTCAGTGCCTAGTGCTTTTGATAGTGCCATTATACAATCCCCAATGCTGATTTCAAAGATTCAGTATTCCAAACATTTCTTTTCTTACCTTTTTCACCATCTAAAATAGGAGAACCACCAACTAAAGATGTGTCGGGTTGCGTAGTACCTAATGCTTGCCCTAACAATGCTGCCGATGATGAACCGGGTGTTTTAGATGTGCTTGTGCTTTTAGATGGTACTACACTTGGCGATAGAAGTGAAACAGTATTATTGCTTGACGGTACATTATCTTTGCTTGCCGTAACTGTTGTATTTGCCGCATTGTCTTTTGTTGCATCAATAGTAATCTCTCCAACATCTGTTGGATTAATTAAATCTAATACTGGTTTGTCTTTGTTTGCTGTGACCGTAATTTCACCTTTATCTGTAATATCAGATGGGATTGTCGTAGGTCCAGTAGGGCTAATTAAATTAAGTATTGGCTGGTCTTTATTTGCTGTAACCGTTATTTCTCCAACGTCTTTTGTATTTGTTGGAATGGTTGTATCAACAGGAGTTGTTGCAGCGGTATCAACAGGAGTTGTTGCAACGGTATCAACAGGAGTTGTTGTATCAGTAGGAGTTGTTGGGGTTGTAGTTGCATTTTTTGCTAAACTTCCACCTAATTGTGAAGCAGCACCAGTAAGAATAGATGCCGGAACATCTCCGCCCGACAATGCAGCAGCAGTACCGCTTCCGGCAGCACCACCAATAACATTACCAACCGTACCACCAATATTTGTTCCTAACGCAGAACCTAATGCTCCACCTGCAGCACCAGCACCAATATTACCTCCTGACAATGCAGGAGCAACAGCACCTTTAGCCGCTCCTCCAACAACAGAAGCACCAGTTTGTCCAATATCGGGAACAGCAGCATTTGCAGCAGTACTAATTTCAGAACCAACCGCTCCGGATGCTGCACCCGTTAATCCGGCTTTAATTACATCTGCTGGATTTCCGCCAGCAATAGCTGTGTTAACAGCAGACGTTGTTCCACTAACAGCGGCAGCACCAATAGCAGCCGTTGTTGCTTCACTAGCACCAACTATACCCATCTCAGAAGCAATAGCTGGACCGACAATCGGAGCAGCAACTACTGCGGCAGCAACTTCTAGTACAGGCACAATAACACTTAATATACCACCACCACCTTTGCCACCACCCCCTTTGCCGCCACCGCCTCCGCCACCATATAAAGTGAATTGGTCAAAGAAAAAATGTTTCCAAAATTTAATATTCATAACGGTATCTCCACCATTGTTGTTTTTCGAGCAATCCCTAATTTGCGATATAAACGCTCAATAGACGCAGTCACATATCCTTGTACCCGTGTTGCTCCGTAATTTTTTAACAATTCCATAAATTTTTTGTAATATTCTTCATTGACTAATTGATTTCCACCAATACAAGTAACAAATGCTGTATGTGAACGAGGGTAAGTAATAAACGACACAACTGCAGCACCATTTATTTTGTTGTCATCATTTATAAAAACAAACAATTTCCAACTGCCATTTACAATTAAATTTTTTAAATCGTCTAAAGTATATTCGGCATCATGTTTATTTAAAGCACGTTGAAAATAAACAGAAACTTCTTTCCATATATCTTCTACAGTTTCTTTAGGTGAACAATAAACTTCCATCAAATTCCTTCATCAACAAGTTCTTGCGCCAGTTTTCCTGCTGTAATTGCAATACCTAATACTTTGTAATTTTTTCCACCAGTCATTTGTTCTGCCGTAACCAAACCATTTTTTTGCGCCATTTGCATAGCCATTTGATAAATAACAGGGTCTTTTAATCCTTGTTCGGCTAATTGCCCTGCTTGAATCAATATTTGTGAATTTACAATTTTTTTTACAATTAAATCTTTGATGTGTTGTTTTGCTTTTTCTACTTCAGGAGGATGGGTGGGTTTACCTTTTGTTTTTAAGGTTTCCATAACATTAGGTGCTACAGCACCTTGTTGTCCAAAATCTGAATTTTTTTGGGGGACGGGAGTCATTTTTAAAGTCCTAAAGTTGCGGCAATCTGCACATGAATATCATAATGTGTACCTAACCAATCGTAAAAATCACTCTCATCTTGAAAGTTTACGTCCAACATATTAAACGGATTACTCAAATTTAAGAGTCCTGCAAGGGCTTGATGCTCGACTTGATGAGCCAATAACCAGTCATCTAGGTTGTCTACATTGGCATCTGTAATAGGGAATTTAGAGTATGTTTGACCTTTATCAGTCAATGTTTCCCAAAATAACAGGTGTTGTGTGCCATTTTCAAACAAAAACTCTCCTAGTGACTCTTTATCACCGAATTTAACAATGGAGAGCGTGTCCATATTCATTTATCAACCTTTTGGTCTAATTTGTCAAAGATTTTACTAAGCATTTGTTTAATTTCAGCAATGTCTGGTCGGTAATCATCTTTTGAAATATAACTACGAGAAAAGTTCTTCATATCTTCTTCCATGCGAGTTATATCTTTTGTTGTCTTATTAACAACAAATGCAGCTAGAAATCCAGCTATAACAATTACAAAATCAAATATTTGTTGGTTTTCCATGATTACACCGCATAGTAAGGGACTTTAACTACTGTTCCGTTTAAGTCTACCTGAATATACCCTGCTGGCACAAGAGGTAAACTAGACGTGGCAAACGTAGCACTTGAAGAAGTTGTTGATACTAAATTGACTGCCTGTACGTTAATTGAACCACCCGTAATGGTGACATTGTTACTGTTCTGCGTAGACATGGTACCTAAACCAGATACCTGCGTATTAGCAATTGAAATTGTTGTATTAGCAGCAGCTGTCAGTTGTCCTTGAGCATTAACTGTAAACGTAGCTACTGTGGAAGCGTTACCGTAACTACCTGCAGTTACCGCAGTATTTGATATTGCAATAGTAACCGGTGAAGCACCGGTATAACTCGTTCCTGATAAACCAGTACCTATTGTTAACGCATTAGGATTAGCAGCAGTAATTGTTCCTGAAGAACCTAAAGCAACTGCAACACCGTTATAAGTGACTGAATTATTTACTAAACCTGAGTTACCAATTAAGATTGCTACGTTAGACGCAGCAGTTAATTGACCCTGTGCATTTACAGTAAATTGAGATACTGAAGAAGCACTACCATAAGTGCCGGAGACAACTGAAGTATTAGTAATGCTAATAGTACCGCTGGATGTAATAGGTCCACCAGATAATCCTGTTCCTGTTGCAACACTTGTTACTGTACCATTGTACGGGTTGTTAATGGTGACATTTCCAGTTAAAGCACCGCCACCAGTTAAATTGGTACCAGCTAAAATGTAAACGGTATTCGGTACCGCACCGGTTACGTTTGCCACCGGTATAGTAGTAGAAGAAGTAACTGCACTATTACCGTTTGCATACATATACCCAGTAAGACCAGTAACGGTAATATTAGTGAATGTTTCTGTAGAACCACCAAGAATCCTCTCCCATACTGTTCCATTAAAAATAGCCCAATCACCTACACCCCATGCAGTAATACCATCAAGGTTTGTAGTGCCAGCTGTAGAAACAATATAGTATGTGTTTTTAACTCCTACACCAGATACCAGCGTAGGAGTATTTGTTGAAGCGTTCCAAGTCCCTGCATAAAACAGTTGATTAATGAGGGAGCTTGCAGTCTTAAGCATTTAGGAGCCGTCACCCGGAGTCAGGTATAACACACACGATGTTGAGGCATTTGCTGTAAAGTATGCGTTTGGTTGAAAAGTAATAATCTCATCCGTACCCGGCAACAATGGTAAACAGTTACCTAAAGACGTATTTGGAGTATTTGCTCCTGCTGTTGCAGTAGCAGCGTTACCACCATAACCCAAAAATGCAACAACCGTACCAACATTAAGAATACGGTATTGATTGCTACCACCACTATACGAAGTAACTTGTACAGGTGTTGGAGCAGGATTAGCAGCCGTTATAATGACGGTGTTACCAGTCGGGGTAAATGGTGCGTTTACGCTCATTGTGCTTGTCCTTCTGTCGGAGCAGGTGTGGCTTCTGGTGCAGGAGTATCAGCCTGTACTTGCGCTTGTTGTTGAGCTTGAATGGCTTGTACTTGTGGTTCTGCTTGACCTTTTAATTTGTCAATCAGTCCAGCAACATCACGATAAGCCATTTGTGATAATGCGTGTAATAAGACGTTTACTT